GGTTGTTCATTATGCCCTTGTTGGAATGATGGCGGGTTCACAGTTAGGTTGGGCATTGGTAACCTTGATGGCATTTATAAACTTATACAGAACATTTAACGAAAAACTTCATCGTGGAGTGGTTAAGTAATTATTCAATGGACAATATAGCATCAGTAATAATAGCAATAGTAGGTGTTCTCGGAGGGGCGGGAGCGTGGCAATACTACGCCAAAAAATTAGAGTTGAAACATCAAGACAACAAAGACCAAAATAAAGACCAAAACTTATTTCGTGACCAGATACTCAACGAGGTTGACCGATTAAAGCAAGAGTTACAAACGGCACAAGCGACCGTTATATCATTGACGGGTGAGGTTAGCACACTAAGGGAACGAGTAAAGAATCTTGAGAAAGAAAACGAAAGGCTGAAAAATGTTTGAGAGAATATTTAAAAACACAAAGACCACCACGCTTGGCATTCTGCTAATAGTAGGAGCATTGTTACTTGTTGGATTTAACAAGGCAACACTAACAGAAGCAGGGGCTTTCATAGTCGCTGGTGTGGGTTCTATATTTGCAAAAGACAAGAAAGATGGAAAATAGTATATACAGACTGAACTTTGCAGAGTCATCTCTGCCTACGTTTAAAGAGAACAAGGCAAAGGGGTTCATCACCTTTGGGGCTGACAATCTCTACCCTAATACACTGATAGACCTGTTCAATAAGTCACCAAAGCACTCGGCTATTGTAACACAGAAAGCCGCTTATTTAGCAGGTGACAAGACTGAGATAATCGGTCAATCTACTGAGGACATTGCAAAGGCTCAGGAGTATATGCAGAACATCAACTCATATGAATCCTTTGATGCTCTTAAAAAGAAAATCACTCAGGACATTGAGTTGTTTGATGGGTTCGCTATCGAGATTATCTGGAACAAAGCAAAGACAGCAATCTCTGAAATCTATCATCTACCATTTCAAAACGTCCGCTGTTCTATTGACGGTCACTACCTATACGCTGAGGACTGGTCAGATAGGAGAGTCAAGCCTGAACATTACTACGCTTGGAATCCAAAGACCAGAGAGAGCAAACAGGTTCTCTACTACAAATACTACAGAGCAGGTCAAGACATTTACCCTCTACCCTCCTATGTGGGAGCGTTGAAGTACATTGAGATTGATACTGAGATTTCTAATTTTCATTTGAACTCAATCAAGACAGGGTTCTCTGCTCAGACATTAGTACAGTTATTTAAGGGCATACCTACACCAGACGAGGCACGAAAAACCATCAAGAGATTCAAGGAGAATTTCACTGGGTCTGACAATGCTGGGTCTGTTATCATTCAGTTTAATGACCCGAATGAAACACCGTCTACTGTTGACAACCTTGCACCCTCTGACTTTGACAAGTTATTCATGCAATTGAATGAGCAGGTTCAGCAAGAGATATCCTTGCACCCTCTGACTTTGACAAGTTATTCATGCAATTGAATGAGCAGGTTCAGCAAGAGATATTCAGCGGTCACAGGGTTACATCACCGATGTTGTTTGGAATTAAAACAGAAGGGCAACTTGGAGGACGTAATGAATTGATTGAGTCCTATGAGGCGTTCCAGACTGCTTACGTTGAGCCTCGTCAGGATGAACTTGACGAAGTCTTGACAGATGTTTTCAAATACATTGCACCTGTTAGACTTGAGACTACCAATCGTCCACCGATTGGCTTAGACTATGCTGACCTGTATCAGAAGGGATTGATGAGTCTGGATGAAGCACGTCAGGAGATAGGCTTTGCCAAGCAGAGAGACCAGAAGACAGTCGTTGACCAGATAAACAATCTGAGTCCATTGGTAGCAAACAAGGTGATTGAGCAGATGACTGTGAATGAAATCAGAAACATTGCAGGTCTTCCGCCAATTTTAGGAGGAGACCAACCATCTAAACCAGCGGCAGAGTTCTCTGAAGAGAATCCTTTCGGCTGGAATGATGACAAAGACATGAAAGTCTTTGAGCAATTCGGAGATAGCAAGGAGACTTTTGAGATTCACACATTTGAATTTGCCTCTGCACTGGGCTTGATGATACTTCAGTTCTTGCAAGGTTCTCAGGGCTTAGTCATTGCTGACTTGATAGAAAACATCAATGCACCTGCTGACGACATTGTCAAGGAAGTAGAGAGACTTTCACAGGACAACATGATAGAGAGTGAGGGAGATGCTTTGAAAGTATCTGAGAGAGGCTCTAATGAGTTAAGAGAGAACAACATCACAACAGAGTTGGAGGTTCGCTACGAATACGCCAAAGCATTCGGCATCTCAGGCTCTGAAATCATCCCAACCAGCAGAGACTTCTGTGTACGTTTGTCCTCGTTGAATCGTCTATATACCAGAGAAGAGATTGACCAGATGTCTGCGATACTTGGATATGATGTCTGGAGGAGAAGAGGAGGCTGGATGACAGTCAAAGGAACAAACGACCATGTTCCATATTGCCGCCATCAATGGCGTTCACGCTTAGTAAGAAAGAAAATATAAATGGCTAATTTCGTCTATTACATATCGGTTAATTATCTCAAGGACAACACTCCGTTAAACGAGAACCTTGACGACAAACTACTTAAAGCATCAATCAAAGAAGCGCAGGAGGTGTATATCAGGGACATCATAGGCTCTGGTGTTTATAATGAACTACAAGACCAAGCCTACAACGATACTCTGACAGCCGACAATCGTACACTTTTGGACACATACATTGCGCCCTGTCTTAAATACTACACACTTGTTGAGTCAATGATGCCGTTGACGTTTAAGTTTTTGAACAAGACAGTAGCATCCAGAAATTCTGAGAATGCAACACCTGTCACAACGGATGAGTTGACCATGATTGAGAAACGATACAGAGACAAAGCCGAGTATTATGCAGATAGGTTGCGCTCATTCTTAAAAGAATATCCAGAGTTGTATCCTAAATATTTAAATTACGGCACAGGATTCGATGCAATCAAACCCTCAAATACTGCTTTCTTTGGAGGTATGTACTTAGGAGGCACAGATGACGACTGCTATTTCAATTATGATTTCCCAGAAGAGAAATAAATGGAGGCTAAAAAACGAAGCCAAACTCAAAAAACTGTATGACCCTAAATCAAATCATAGCAAAGTTCAGGACTCAAGCAGAGTCTCACAAAATGGTAGGAAAGTTTGAGGTCGGTCAGGACTTCGACTTCTCTGTTGAAGAGGTGAAATACTATCCTCTGGTGTGGCTGATTCCAAATGGATTCCAGTTTGATAGTGAGAATAAACTTGTGACATACCTGTTCACGTTAATCATTGCAGACAGACAGTTCGAATCTGGCAGTAACACAAACGAGGTGCTGTCTGATACGGCTGGGATATTGCTTGACCTTGTCACTCTTTTAAAAAGAAACTACATAAATGATGAAGACTTTCAAATCATTGCGAACAGCACTGCTGAGCCTTTTGCTGATTCAAGGACTGACGTTGTTGCTGGTTATGCAATCGACTTGCAGGTCAACACACCCTACCTCGAATCCTATTGCGACATACCAACGTGATAGTTCTCGTGTGTTAGTTATAAACAAAATCTATGCAGTGGACAAAAAAATTGACAGCATTACTCAAGTATATAGTGATAGCCTACATAGTGCTAACACCACAGAGGAACTACTCTCAATTCTCCGACAGTACGATTCACGAAATCAACAAACGACTGATTGAATGCATTGAATGTCAGGAGAAATTAACACTGTACCAACAACTTTCTCACAATGATTCTGTATTATTGTCAAAGCAACAGTCAACAATCAACGACTTAATAGATGACAATGAGCATCAAAAGAGAGCAAAATCTACCTATCAAAAACTATCCGCTTTCAGTAGCATCTTGCTATTGTTGGCTATCATACTATGACAAATGTACACAGATTCAACCACGATTTCTCACCTAAGAAATTACTTCTCATCTCCGACATTCACTGGGATTCTCCCTATTGCCAACGTGACATCCTTAAACGTCACCTTGACGAAGCCATCGAGCAAGGAGCAGATATACACCTTAATGGGGACACATTCGATTTAATGGCTGGGAGGAGGGATTTTCGAGGTAGCAAAGGAAGTCTCAGACCTGAATTTAAAGTAGACCATTATTTTGATGAAATAGTCAATCAAGCGATTGAATGGTTCTCACCTTATGCTGAACACATCAAAGTTGTCGGTGTAGGAAATCACGAGAGTGCAATATTGAAACACAATGAAATTTCTATCCTTGACAGGTTTGTAGGTGGGCTAAATTCTAAGAACGGAACTCACGTTCAACTGGGGGGATATGGTGGCTGGATTGTTTATACTTTTGATAGAAACGGTTCAAAGGTATCATATCGCATTAAGTATATGCACGGAATTGGTGGAGGTGTAGTCACAAAGGGGGTTATTGGACACTCAAGAATGTCCACATATGTTCAAGGTGCTGACATGATTTGGCAAGGTCACGTTCACGAAGATTATGAGATGAACTACCGAGTAGAAAGGATGAACCACGCTAACAATGTAGAAACAAAAGACGTGTTAATGATTAGGACTTCTACATATAAAGACGAGTATAAGAAGGGTGACGAATATGGAGCAGCAGGGTGGGCAATTGAAAAGGGATTTTCTCCTCGTTTCATCGGGGCGAGATGGTGTGACTTGACACCTGTCAGAATACATCAGAAAAACATAGATAAAATGATTGTGAAAGCGAGAACGTATCAAACACAATGAAGATAGACGTAAACTATATATTTAGAGATGACCAAGTCGACCCAATCTATCACAAGTTAGGTCTTGAGATGGATGCCGATGAGGTAGAGATTGTTGAGCGTGGTGTGCTTGATTTAAGCAAAGTATCAGGGGCGGCTCAGTTTTATGAATCAACTCAGGTGTTCATGGACAATGCTCAGGTTTTTTATGTAGATTTGCAATTCGAGGAGTTCAAATATATATGGCAGACAGTGTAAACAACCCGACTCACTACAGCGGTGAGGTCGAGTGCATCGAAGCAATTAAAAGTTCAATGAGTAATGAGAGTTTCAAGGGCTATCTTAAAGGTAATATTATTAAGTACATTTGGCGTTATGAGCGTAAAAATGGGACAGAGGACTTGCTCAAATGTCAATGGTACGTCAACAGACTTGTCAAAGAAATACAAAATGGGTAATATAAACAATGCAAATCTGGACTACATCCTGCGCTGGGAAGGTGGTCTATCGAAGCATCCAAACGACAGCGCATCATCTGACTGTGTACCTGATGGCTCAGGCAATCATACTATGGCTGGAATCACTTGGAAAACTTTCAAGGCTCAATTTGGTGATTCACCTGAAGCAATCCAGCGATTCTATGAGATGAGTCACGATGATTGGAAGACAATCTACAAACTATACTGGGACGGCATCAAGGCAGATGACATTGAATCTGATTTGATTGCTGAGTTTTGGGCAGATTTCGCTTGGGGTTCAGGTGTATATGGAGCAGCCAAGCAATTACAGAAATTTATCGTTTCAGAGGGGTTCTCAATCGCAGTGGATGGAAAGGTAGGGAAACAGACATTAAGTACCTTAAACAGGCTCATACACATGAAAGGTGAGTCATACGTCTACCTCAAGTCATATGACCACAGGGTTAATTTTTTACAGCAGTTGAAATCATTTAAGTTTTTTGGGAGAGGTTGGTTGAATAGACTGCAAGACTTCCACGCTTATGCCAAGCAACAACTTTCATAAAAGCAGCATAAAAGGCAACGACCTGTTCACTGACTTTCTAAAGGGTGCAGGTATAACTCAAGAGGAGGCATTTGTCTCTGATGGGCTTGTTCGTGTTATCCAGAACTGGGGTGAACAACTGGCTGCTGAAATGAGAATCAATCTCTTAAAACAAAAACGCAAAGCATCAGGAAGGTTGCTGTCATCTATTGCAGCACCATTGAAAATAAACAGCCCCACAAGTTACACATCCGAGATTGTTGCTGAGGACTATGCGGAATTTGTAGATGCTGGAAGACAACCAACAAAGACAAAAGGCAACGGTCAACTTTACAAAAGCATTCAGGAGTGGATAGTTGAGAAGCGCATTAAGGATAACAAAGGGCGCAAATACACCAGTAGAAAGCAAGAGGTGAACTCATTGGCTGCTGCTATATCTAAGAGCATACATAGGAAAGGATACAAAGGGAAGCCTTTCATTGTACCTGCACTGAAAAAGGTATCGGTTCAGATACTGACAGAGAGAATTGAAAAATATATCTCTGAGGAATTGTCATAGAATTGCAATAAAATTTTATTAGTGGTTATCGTGTGGAAATGTTTTCTACCTTCGTAGGCATGGAGACAATCATTCTGCACGATGACAAGGTTGAGATAGAACAGTATTTCGTCACCTTGTTTTTTGATAGATACGAGATTGAGAACGGTATCTATTCGCATTTATCGCACGAGTTCTCAGATAAGTTCATCAGACAGGTATCCGAAGAGGGTGCATATTTCACCACCGACCTGACTCTATTTTCTGATGAGGAGATACATGATGCTATCAATGACCTCATGTACTACCACCAATTAAAACCAATTCAAATAAAATTCATAAACAATGAACACAAGTAACGAAACAACAAACCTATGGAAGGCAATGTATGCTTTCCATTCAAAAGTTAATGCTGTAAAGAAGACAGCCAAGAATGACCATTTTCATTCAACGTATGCCGACCTGAACAGCATCCTCACAACTATCAATCCAGTCCTTCAGGAGTTGGGTATGATTGTCACACAGCACCCTCAGGGGGAGGTATTAATCACCAGAGTCATTCATGTTGAGTCAGGTGAATGGATGCAGTCAGAGCAGTTCCTAAGAATGAAAGACGACAACAACGTCCAGCACTACGGTTCAGCCTTGACTTATTCTCGCAGGTATGCACTGGCATCTATTTTCTCGTTGAACCAATCAGATGATGACGGCAACTCAGCGAGTGGTCACAAAGTCAAAGCAGTTAAGGAATGGCTTACACCTTCACACAAGTTGTGGCAGTATGCAGTTGACCACATGAAAAAGGGCAAACCTATCAAGGATATTGAGGCAATCTACGGGCTACAACCTGATGTTAAAAAGCAATTAATGGATATTAAAAAATGAAGGTGACATACGAAAAACAACAGGAGAAGTGTTTGACATTAATGCGCGAAGTATATCAAGGAGAAAAATTGACCTGTGCGCTGTGCAAATCTCATAACATTGGTAGCAATATAATCACAGCATTTAAAGAACTGAAACTTGTTGATTCACATGGAAACAGCCTAATGAAAAACAAGCCAAATATTCGCAGTGCAAAAAAATTGATAGATGCTTATAGAAACGTCAACAAGAAACACAAATCGTCGAAGCGCAAAAAGAAAAAAGTGGAAATCAGTATTTTGTGGGGTTTAATTAAAATAAGGAAATGATATTTAAGTCAGAACAAGAATGGTTGAATGCTCGACAGATGAGATTCACAGCCAGTGAGATTCACAAACTAATGGGGAAGAGTCGTTCAGGCTCTCCCCTATCTAAAACAGGTGAGACCTTTGTATATGAAAAAGCCGCAGAGATACTCACAGGATTGCAAAAGGAAACATTCGGGGCTGCTCTGGACTGGGGGAAGCAATACGAGTCAATGGCATTTGACAAGTTTAAGAACGTAACCTTTGAAGAGGTTGAATACTATGGAGGTGAGACTCATGTATTTATTCCCTACACAGACTACTCTGGATATTCACCTGATGCTTTGGGCGGTGATTTTATTGTAGAGATTAAATGTCCATTCAATTCAGGGATACATCTTAAGAATTTTAAAATCTATGATGCTGATTCACTCAAAGAAGTTCATGCAGATTACTACTGGCAGATGCAACTTGGTTTGATTGCCACTGCAAATGACAAGGGCTATTTTGTTTCCTATGACCCACGCTTTGAGGGCATCAATAAGCAGTTACACATTGCAGAGATTGAACGTCATGATGTCGAGTTTGAAATTAAGGAGAAACTCGATGCCGCAGTTGAACTATTAAACACTATCGTATGAGTCTACCGTTGTATATAGCCATCATTATCACTGTGATATATGTGATAGGATTATTTGTTTTTTTGATTATTAGAAACGAATATCGTGAGTTCAAAAAACTTGAGGATGAACTTCAAAGACAAGCAGATGAAAGTGAACGTCCTTATGTTGAACCATTGTACAGGAGGAAATATGGCAAAGGAAAAAAATAGTTTTGTTCTCTACACGGAACTGATTGAGACGGTAGATGAGTTGACCAATGAACAGGCAGGGGTTTTGTTTAAACACATTTTAAGATATGTGAATGATAAGAACCCTGATGCTCCTGATGAAATGACTCGTCTGCTTTTTATACCTATAAGGCAGAATCTTAAGAGGGATTTAAAGAAATGGGAATCAATCAGATTGAGAAATTCATTGAACGGACAAAAGGGAGGGCGACCAAAGAAAACCGAAAAAACCCAGTGGGTTTCTGACAAACCCAAAAAAGCCGTTAATGTAAATGTAAATGTTAATGATATTAAAGAGGATAGTTTTTTTCTTAAAATGAAGGACAAATATGGACAGTGAGAAATATGTATTGAGTTGTTTACTGGCAGACCCATCAACCCAGCGGTTTATTCCCAGATTATCTGAGCAGTGTTTTTCACCTAAACTACAGCCCATGTTTACCAGAATAAAGGAGTTGTACATTGACAACCTTCCGATTGACTTGGTAACGGTTGCAAATGGAGAGGGCATTGACAAAATAGAAACGGCAAAGATTCAAGGTCAGTATTATACGAGCATACACTTTGAACCACATTGCGACCTCATCAGGGCGATAGCAACTAAGAAACAAATTAAGAAAGACATCATTAAGATTCTGGATAAAGACACTCAACTCAAGACCCAAGTCAACAACATTCAGGAGGTTCTAAATAATGCAGGAGGGATTGAAGAGAAAGCCCCTGAGCCATTAGCAAAGGTCACAGGTGAACTACTTGAGGATATGCTTGAGAAAGTAAAACGAGGAGAGGCTCTGACAGGTAAGCCTTCAGGATGGGCTTTTATTGATGCCTATTTGGGAGGATGGAACAAGGGAGACCTTGTGATTGTAGCAGGTAGACCAGCAATGGGAAAGACTGCTTTTGCTCTGGGAACGGGTTTGCGCTTTGCAGAAATGGGCAACTCTGTTCTGTTTCTATCCTTAGAGATGAGCAATGAGCAACTTGCTGGACGTTATCTTCAATATCAAGAGATGGCAACAAATATCCGCAGGGCTGATTTCAGTGAGGCTGAGTTAAATGAAATGCTTGACTGGTCAGTAAGGCGCACAGAAGACTTCTGGATTGACGACAGCGCAAATCTGACTATCTCAGACATTAGATACAAGGCACAACTGCACAGGCAGAAATATGGTCTTGATATGTTGGTTGTTGATTACATCGGTTTAATTAAGTCTAAGAACAGCCAGAGGAACAGAGAGCAGGAGGTCAGTCAAATATCACAGCAGTTGAAACTAATTGCTAAGGACTTGGGCATCACTGTGATTGCTTTGAGTCAGTTGAACAGACAGGCGGAACATAGAGCAGACAAAAAGCCAATGCTGTCAGACTTGAGAGAGTCAGGTTCTATTGAGCAGGATGCTGATTGTGTGATGTTCCCATTCAGACCTGCATACTATGAGGAGGAGAAGCCAGACATTGAGGATGCTTTGATAATTATTTCTAAAAATCGACACGGTGGAACGGGAGAGTTTGACGTGAGATTCAACCCAAAACAAACTAAATATATATGAACTTTGAATACGAATATATCAAACTCAAGGCACTAAGAACAAGAGAACGCCAGAGATTTGAGATGAGGATAAACGAACTGAAGGAGCAGATAGCAGACCTAAGAGAGCAATTGATTGACCCTTATGAGCCTCCTCAGTTTGATATGGAGATGAATGAACTGCTCACAATAGTCAGCAGGGCAACCAACATCACCAAACGTGAGATACTTGGCAATAGTAGAAAGAGAGAAATCATTCAAGCCAGAGGGCTGTTCTGTTTTGTAGCCGTCAGGAATCTGGGGAAGATGACCACAGTCACGGGAAGATTTTTAAACAGAGACCACAGCACTGTCATCAATCACTGCAAAAATTATGACGGTTGGATAGAGATGCAAGTCAAACCAGAGACGACATACTATGAGCGAGTCCTATCAGAAGTTACTCATGCGAAACGGTAAAATAGAGGACTGGTATATAGGAACAGAAGCACAGGTCATACGTCATGCAAAGAAAATGATGAAACTGGGCTATGTGGTGGTGTCTATTTGTACAGGTGGCAAGGTCACTCTGACGTGCCGTTGAAAGTTAGTGGAAAACTATGACATAGAAATGACAATCTTTGAGTCATCGAAAAGGACGAAATCATACGGGAACTATCACGTCAGGATTGGGTCAGTGACTTATGCGGTAAGATTGGGAAGCAGTATGCTGACGACTTGTATCAGGAACTGTTTCTCATTTTACTGGAGAAGGATTGTGAATGGGTGGAGTCTAAATATACCAGCGGATACTGGGAGGGCATTATCATTAGAATCGTATTGAATCAGTTCTATGGGAAAAGGACACGATTTGAGAAGTTATATCACACACCAGTGGCTCGATATGATATTCACACCTGTGAAGTGGCAGACGAGGAGGGTATCATTTATCAGGAATTTCTCTGGGAGTCCATTGAGGAAGTCACAAAACACCTTGATTGGTATGCAAATAAAATCTGGCAGTTGTATTGTGAGGGTGACAAGGACAAGAAAATCAAACCACGTTCAGCCAGAAGCATCTCAAGGGTCACAGGTATCAGTAGACAAGAAGTTTTAAAAATCATCAACAATATAAAAGAAAAAGCAAATGAACACTTTATTGCAAATCATCGGCATCTCTTGGGCGGCTAATTTATTTGTCTCTCACATAGGCTATAAATACAAAAAGCCTTTCAGTTGTGAGTTGTGTATGGCTTTCTGGATTGGATTATTTTATTTCCATTCTGTAGAGGGTTTATTTTTTGCATTTACGAGTAGTGTGATAGCGGTATTGATTAACAGATATGTATGAATTAAAGAATATTGATGAAGTGATTGACACATTGCAGAGGCATTTGAGATATAGGCAAGGCTTTGCACTCAGTCAACCAAGACCATCAGAAGTAAACGAAGCAATTCAAAAAGCCATCAGGATACTAAATGACAGACGCTGATAAAATATTCATTCAGTCAACCATCAAGGAAGTGTTTGACAGATACCAACAGCATAAGACGCTCAGAATGAACCCATCTGACAATGTCAAACTGAAAGAGATATATTTCAGGGAGTATGGGCGCAATCTAACAGGATGCAGTGTCTGTGTAGTAGAGGCAATCCAGAACCTAATAAACAAAGCAAATGAACAGGACAATCATATTAAATAAAATCATTGAGAAGTATGGGTTTGAGAAGTACCTTGAAATAGGTGTATGTAATCCAGCAACCAACTTCAACAAAATCCACTGCCCAATTAAGCACGGAGTAGATAACGGTCTTGAGTATAGAAAGAATCCTGTCAAGTACCCAATGACATCGGATGAGTTTTTCACTCGCTTGAATCATGGCGACCTTGACATTGCAAAAAATTACAAGTGGGATGTAATATTCATTGATGGTTTACACACAGCGGAGCAGGTGGAGAGAGATGTCAAAAACGCAATCAAACACATCAAGAGAAAGGGCTTCATAGTTCTGCACGATTGCAACCCTCCAACCTTTGAACACCAAACAGAGACCAACAACGGGGGAGCATGGAACGGGACAGTCTGGAAGGCATGGCTCAAGTTCAGGGAACAATACAAATCAATCACGATTGACTGTGACTGGGGTGTAGGTATCATGACCACCAAGTTAAAACAGACAGACATCAACATCACAGATGACTACAACACATTTGACACTAACAGAGAGGGACTGTTGAACCTAATCAGCCCCGATGAATTTGAGGACTGGATTGAAAAAGCATACTAAAATATATCTAAAGGAAATGAACTACCACCCTACTGACTGGATAGCCTGTGAACTATGCGGCAACACAGCCGTTGATATTCATCACATCGAGGCTCGTGGAATGGGTGGAGGAAACAAGGACACCATTGACAACCTGATGGGATTGTGTAGGTCATGTCACATCGAGTATGGCGACAAGAAACAACACAAGGCAATGCTCAAGGTAGTCCATAAGGTAAAGATGACAGAAAGAAAATAAACATCGGAGAAACATCGGTATGAAATTAGAGAAACAACCACACGGGGGGGCATTAGTTAGACCAGCAAAAGGGGAAACTGCAAACCCTAACGGCAGACCAAAGAAGTTCACAACTGAACTGGCTGAGAACGGATATAAACTATCTGAGGTAAACGATAGTATTCAGGTCATCATGTCAATGGATGAGAAGCAAATCAGGGAGGTACTCAAGAACGATGATGCTACAATGTTAGAAAAGACAGTTGCAAGGGCTATCATTAAATCGTATGAGAAGGGGTCACTCTATTCAATGGACACTCTACTCTCTCGTGTATTCGGAAAGCCTAAGGAGACGGTGGATGCCACTGTTGAGGCTAAGGTTGTGAACGTTACTTTGAAACTGGACTAATGGAATACAGGAATGACTTTGCTTATGACCTCGCTTTCGGACAGGAAGGAGAGACTGCATTTGTCAACCTGACCAATAAAAAGGTAGAAGTCAAACGTGACAGGGTCGCTCATAAGACAGGCAACATATTCATAGAGTATGAAAGCAGAGGGAAGCCCAGCGGAATAGCAACAACAAAATCTGACTACTACGCATATTTCATCAATGATGTGTGTGTGTTAGTTGAGACAGAACGACTCAAAGACCTATGTCGGGAATACTTAGGAACGGACAAGGACATAAGAGGAGGCGATGAGAACACCTCCAGAGGAATATTACTACCAATAATTAATTTATTTATATGCAAGAAAAAATCTATTTAGGCAATGCTTGGGAGGATGAGTACGGATTGAACGTATCTGTCAACCTTGAGAAATTCCTTCAGGCAGTGAAGGACGGTAAAATGGCACAGAACAAGTATGGTGATGTGAGAATCAGGGTGGGCAAATTGAGAACACCAAACGAGAAGAGCAAGGCGACTCACTATGTCGCAGTGGCAACGCCACCACCACCAAAAGATAACCCATTTTAAATGAGGGTTCTTTGTTTGTTTGACGGAGTAACTGGANTTCCTTTCATAGATTGGGGACTCCTTATTCTCGTCTACAGATAGACTATGGAATCACTGTTGATGTCTCACTTAATCAGGATGACTGGGTTAATCTGGATTATTCAAAATATGATGTTCTGGTCATAAACAGGTGGTTTGGGAAATATCAGTATAATATTCTACCAATTATAGAGAAAGCAAATATTCCTTTTGTCGTTGATATAGATGACTACTGGGTACTGCCTAAGTATAATCCATCCTACCCTTACTATCGGGCATACATCAAGAACGGCATCAAAGACGCTCTGTCTTTTGCCGATGCTGTAACCTGCACAACCCCACAACTCAAAGAGAAGTGTGAAGAGTTCAATGAGAACGTGACTATCTTACCCAATGCATTAGATTTGAGTCAGCCTCAATGGAATAAGAAGACAGACCACAAGCCGACATTTGGCTGGGTTGGTGGTGTATCTCATACTTATGATATCCAATTAATGAGGGACTATATTAAGCCAATATGCGAGGAGCAGGGATACAGATTCCTTATGGGAGGGCATCATGAGAATCAGGTGAAATGGTATGAAATGGAGAAGTATATCACAGGGGTAGACAGGTCAAAGCGTCCTCATTGGTTTGATAAGAGGGAGGGAACAAGGGCGGATAAATACGGTGAGTTTTACTCTGAGATTGACATTGCCCTTGCTCCATTGACAGGAGATAAGTTCAACAGGTACAAATCAGAACTCAAAATATTAGAGGCTGCTGCTTACAGGTTGCCTATCTTTGTGAGTGAGGTTGAGCCATACACTAACCACAAGGGGAACATGGGCGTGTTCTTTGTGAAACAGAATGACTGGTCAGAGGTGACTAAACTGATTGAATCAGGAAGGATGCAAGAGGTAGGTCAGGCAAACTATGACTATTGTAATGAACACCACAATATCAAAGAGATAAATAAGAAGCGGCTGGATGTACTTAATTCTGTACTGAGGAAATAGCGAGGAACTTACAAATATGGAAATCAAATACCAGAGACCACAGTTGACAACCTATCAGAAGGCTATTCTGGACAGCCCTTGCCGCTATACTATTACAGCAGCATCGACTAAAACAGGAAAGACAGCGAGTCACATCATCTGGTTATTTGAGCAGAGTCTAAGCCTTAAGGAGAATCAATCGGTCTGGTGGGTTGCTCCTGTATATCAACAGGCAGAGATAGCATTCAGAAGGATGAGGGCGCAGGTTACAGAGAAACTATTCTTTCAAGCCAATGAGAGCAAGTTGACACTCATCACACCTGTAGGCTCAAGGATAGAGTTTAAATCAGCAGAGAAGCCTGACAACCTATTTGGAGATGATGTTTACTCAGCAGTTTTTGACGAGGCATCACGAGCCAGAGAAGACGCTTGGTTTGCTCTACGTTCTACCCTAACAGCCACACAAGGCAAATGTAAACTGATAGGAAACGTCAAGGGAAAAAAGAATTGGTTCTATAAATTAGGGGAACGTGCAAAGTCAGGAGACCCGAACATGGAGTATTTCAAAATCACTGCATACGATGCGGCTGATGAGGGTATCATTAAGAGGGAGGAAATAGAACAAGCCAAGAGAGACCTGCCTGACTATGTGTTCAGAGAGTTATATCTGGCAGAACCTGCTGACGACAACAGCAACCCATTCGGAATAGACAACATCAACAAATGTATCGGTGAAGGCTCAGGTGTCCCTGTATGCTATGGGATAGACCTTGCTAAATATACAGACTGGACGGTCATCATAGGACTGAATGAATCTGGAGATGTCGTTCACTTTGATAGGTTTCAAATGGACTGGTCTCAGACACTGCAGAAGATTACCAGCACAATCGGCAACACCCCTGCATATGTGGACAGTACAGGAGTGGGTGACCCTATTGTCGAACAACTACAAAAACAACATCCAAGAATCAAAGGGTTCAAGTTCACAAGTCAATCAAAGCAGCAACTTATGGAGGGGTTAGTTGTGGCTGTTCAGGGTCAGTCAGTGAGATTCCCTGAGGGAGTCCTTGCTGATGAGATGAGGAACTTTGAATTTGAGTACACCAGAACAGGTGTGCGATACACTGCCCCTGTCGGATTGCATGATGACTGTGTGATGTCATTGGCTCTGGCTTGGGATTGCAAACAACACAATAAGAAAGGAGTTTTTTTCTATGCCTAAATGGTCAGACATTACAATCGAGATGTTGCAAGAGATAGCAGCATTCAAAACAGAGAACCCAATCGAGCGCACCGCTCATGATATTTCGGTGATTACAAAGACACCACTGTCAGAGGTGGAGACATGGACACTGGACAAACTGAACTCAGTGGACGTCAAGTTCCTGAATAAGTTACCAAACACAAAACTCAAGTTCAAATTCAAGCACAAGGGCAAACGGTTTAAACTAATCAAGAATGCCAAGCAGATGAAGGCACACCATTTCATAGAATTGCAGGAGGTAGTCAAGGGTGATATTGTGGAAAACCTACCTACTATCATAGCCCTATTAAGCAACAGAGTGAACTGGAGAGGTAAGCCCATTGAGGATGACTATGACTGGAAGGTCGAGAACTTCAAAGACTTACCCTGCCCTCAGTTCTATTCCTATGCGGTTTTTTTTTCTCTTCTCTATCCGAAGTTATTGAACGCTACCCTGTCCTATTTGAAGGAGAAGGGTCAGGAAATAAAGCAGGAACTTTCGGATGGCTTAGCCTCGTCGACAGACTCGCAGGGGGAAGACGGCAAGAGTGGGACAGCATCCTGAATATGCCGATAGTTGAGTTCTTTAATACCCTATCCTTTCATGTTACTATTCAGAAGGAACGGAACAAACGGCTGGAGAAAGCGACTACCTTTGAGGCTTATGTCTGCGCTGCACTGAACGAACTATTGTAATGGTAATGTCATAAGATATCAGGGCTATTGTAGGTATGAATCAAATGTCTATTTTTGAACCATTATGAAACAAACAATTTATAAAAGAAAGCAACTACTTGGTGTCAAAAGACTTCAAAAGATGCCAAAGAAAATTAATTTCGAAAATTCGATTTTTATGTATTCGCACAAGCAAGGAACTGATTTAGGAGGATTCAATTATTATTTTTACGATGGTAATCCATACGACACAGATACTACTCAACTTGTAGTGATTTAAACTAACAGAATCAAACGGGGTTGAAAGTGCCTCGTTTGTTTCATACTGAGAGCCTCCCATCTGGGGGGCTTTTTTCATTTGGGACACTTTGAGTTTCTTGCTATCTATAAGTAGATGGCACTTACAACAAGTCACCAAGTCAGCGGAACTCATCAACCAGCCTATAACGATAATCTGTGGGTCGTTCAGGAGACCTCCACTGGCATCACCAGCAATTACAATTTCAAATTCATCTGTGACGTTAAGAACAGCACTGACTCACTTTTGACCAGACTCAAAGTTCCGTTATACTATGGTTCAAACAATCGAGGGGTGTTCAACATCGCTCGTGTTCTGGAGTCATACGTCACTCAAGACTGGGACTACACAGATAGCGCAGCGAGTGGATGCACTAATTCCTTCTTTGATTACAAGTTGGAGTTCGGGTATGAGTACAGCACAGGCACAACGTCTCCAATCGTTCAGACATTGGCTGAGGCAACTGCTACAGGAAACACTGTGTGGAATGCTGCACTTTCAAAACGCATACACAGAAATCAAAAGGATTGGCTTTACGCTTTACACGATGGCACTCTCGACCATTTACTTGTTACTTTTTCTGATAGTAGTACTGTTAACATCAATGCGACCTCAGATGATTTGGTTCGTTTCCCTATCGGCTCGAATATATCAGGCGGCATCCCGACGGGTGCGACAAGTTACACGATACGTCCAGAGGATTCGTCAAACAACTTGGTAGGCTCAGCCTATACGATAACCATTGACGAGCGTTGTTCAAAATACGATGCAGTTGATGTGTTCTTTCTTAACCGATTGGGAGCAGTTGAATCGTTCAGATTTAACAAGGTCAGAAGAGACAACTTCACAATAGACAGGAGAAACTACCGAGCCAATCCTTACACATTAGATGGGCAGGACTACGCTTATACAAACCAGTCATTCAACAACAGCCAATACTACACAGAGGCACAACAAAGAATCACACTAAACAGTGACCTTATCACAGAGGCTGAATCTGTATGGTTGAGGGAGTTGGTAATGAGTCCGAGAGTTTGGATTTATGATGATGCTTTGTACACGGTTAATATCACGGACACAGAATATCAGCAGAGGTATCACATCAATGACAAGGCTTTCAATCTAACCATTGAGGCAGAGTTGAGTTTCCCTGACAAAGTGCAGCGTCTATGATAGAGGTATTCATTAAAACTAATGACAGCGACTATCAGCAGATATTTAGCCAATATCAGCAAAGGGTTGTGTCAACAGGTGGCGTACTTGAGGGAGTTGATTGCTTGTCGGCTGGGTTGCTCACTTTAGATGAAAGAGCATTCAATGCTAACAAGTTAGACCTTGCTCCTGACTTTGACATGGTCATCACTCGCTCAATTGCAGACATTCGCAATCCTGAGCAGAGGAGTTCAGACTATACAAAGACTCTGACCATTCCAGCAACCAAAAACAACAATCAGATATTCGGACACATCTTTGAGGTTGCAAATGAGATAACAGGGACAGGGCAATACACACCTGACTTTGACCCTAACAAGAAAGCAGATTGCTTTGTCACAGCAGATGGCATTGAGCAGATAAGGGGATTCATCAGGCTGACCGAAATAATCGTTGAGAACAACAATTTAATCGGGTACAACTGCACGATACACGGAGAAACGGCAAACCTATTCACGAGCATTGAGAATGCTAAACTCGCTGACCTTGATTTCTCAGAATACAATCACGTTCTGAATATCACAAACGTTACTGATTCTTGGGATAATCAAATTATCGTAGACGGAAGCCCTGAGGCTTTTGAATATGGCAAGGGGTATGTCTATGGGCAAATGACACCAAAAACAGCCACATCGCCACGAGATACGGCGAAATGGAGAGTAGATGACCACACACCGTGTTTGTATGCTAAGACAATCGTTGACAAGATATTCAGCACATACGGCTATGAATATACCGATGATTCATTTTTTGCATCAGATACCTTCAAGAGATTGGTTGTTCCTTACACATTTGGGGCATTAACAGACACACCTGCAAACGTCACTCAACGACTATATCAAGCACAAGTCACAGGAGCGACTACATTAAGCACAGGACAAACACTACCTGCTGCTAATGATTCAACAGGAGGCAACTTTGACAATGGTGGTAACTATGACAATACTACTTTTGAATACACAGCACCTGCATCTGGCAAGTACAGATTCTATCTACAAGTAGAGTCATCAACATCAGCCAATCAGTATGTGAATTTCAAAATAACTACATCCACACAATCACGATATTTAAGCATATATTTTGACAGCAGTGGAACGATATTTCAAGATGCCGTAGATATTGACTTGGTGTCTGGCGATGTAGTCGTTTGTGAGTATATAGATAAACTCATTTATAATCCATCCACAGGCAACTATCAGAGAAGCAATTTATCTCTTGACATAGGCGTCAATACATATTGGTATAACGAAACAGTAGCGGCTACCTATGCCTACAATAACACAGTTGAGTTTGCTCAGTTCTTTGATGGCGAATACACACAGAAGGAATTTTTGTTAAATATGTTTAAGATGTTCAATCTATACATTGAGCAGACGGACACTAAGACTCTGAGGATAGAAACGAGAGATGATTTCTACAATGGGGATAACCAAGACTGGAGTAAAAAACTTGACTACTCACAGCCTCATCAGTTGCTACCAATGGGAGATTTGCAAAACAACCCATACAAGTTCACCTACAAAGAAGGAGGCGATGAAAAGAACAAGGAGTATAAAGACACCTATTCTCGCATCTATGGAGATAGAACAGTTGACATTGATAATGATTTTATCAAGCAAGAGAAAAAGATTGAGGTAACGTTTTCTCCGACTGTCATGTATCAAGATAAGGCATACTCTGGGCGTTACTATTCAGACATTAACAAAGAGGATTCGAGCCTTCGCATTTTATACTACGGAGGCAAGAAGCAAACGGCTGGTTACTACACCTTCAATCAGAATCCTGCATCCTCTCCTAATCAGACCTACTATCCTTTGACGTTACACATTGACGACCCATCGGCTATGAGTTTTGACCTTAACTTCGGGATGGTTCAAAAAGCCTATGTGCCAGTTGGATTCCCTTACTCCAATGATAACCTTGTCAATAAATACTACTATAAGTACATCTCAGAGATAGGCGATAAGAACTCAAAGATATTCAAGGGCTATTTCAGGATTACTCCGAATGATTGGGGCAACATTTCGTTTGCAGATAATTATTTCTTTGAGGGGCAATTTTGGAAACTAAATAAAATAACTGACTACCGACCTACAAGGGATGGGGTGTACTTATGTGAGTTCTTGCTCTCCACCTATTACACACCTTATATCAGCGACAATCAGAAAGTTGGTCAGGGTGGATTTGACGGAGAGGGCGATGCTACAAAAGACAGATATCCGACTGATGGATTTGATGACGTGGTTCATGGTCATAAGGGAGGAGTGGTTGTAGGTAATAACTCAGGGAGCGATGACAACATCAATCACGGAGATGGCAATCAAGCAGACAGCATTCTGACTACAACACTAAGCAGCACAAACACGGTTATCAGCAAGGCGATGGAATACACCACAGCCATCAACTGCACAGACTTTGTCGTTCCTGAAGGTCGCAGAGTATATGTAGAGAATCAGCCCGTACTTGGTACATGGTTAGGTAGCGGTAAGGTGGTGAGCATAGACAATACCGATTCACCTTATTCAGCAACCTATGACGATTGGTTGATTTTATGCGACACCACAAGCGGAAACATCACAGTGACTTTGCCTGATCCTACTAATAATAGTGGTAAGATGTATGTAATAAAGAAAACACAGTCATCAAACTCGGTGACCATAAACGCAGGGGATGGCTCTATACTTATAGACGATGCAACATCTCACACATCAAACGCAAAGAACGGATA